ATCTATCCGAAATCTCAACGATCCCTGATCCAGGGGTCCAGACACTATGATATCGATCAACAAATGTTACCGAGTGTTACAACTATACTTTCCGCAACTCAGTCGGAGGAAAAGCGACAATCTCTAGCGGCATGGAGAGCACGAATCGGGGCTCAGGGAGCTGACCGCATTCGAGATGTTTCTGCGATGAGAGGCACCGCAATGCACACGTATTTGGAAGCGTATATTCAGGGCTCGGGGCACATGGACCTGACGGCAGTGGGCATGGAAGCACACCCCATGGCACAACAGATCATTAACCAGGGACTAGGGCCTTTGGAAGAAGTATGGGGAACAGAGGTGACCGTCCATTACCCTTTATTATATGCTGGTGCTACTGATTTGGTTGGAATTTATAATTCGCGCGAAAGTATAATAGACTTTAAGCAAACCAACAAGCCCAAAAAGAGAGAATGGATAGAAGATTATTTTATTCAATTAGGAGCTTACGCAATGGCCCATAACTACGTCTATGGCACAAAAATACAACAAGGTGTCATTCTAATGTGTTCTAAAGATAAGTTTTTTCAACGCTTTGAAGTTTCGGATAAGGAATTTGTCCAATGTCAACACGCATTCCTTAAGAAAGTGGATCAATACTATAGGGAGAAGAAAAATCAACCAAACGGTAAAGATACAAAAAATGAATAGATTAGCGAGCAAATTAGCCATATTTTGAGTATTATACCCTTTGTATACTCTTTTTTCTATAAAATAAAAAATTTTTTTTAAAAAGTTTTCAAAAGTGGTTACAATGGATACAAAAGTTATTATTGTTATATACCAACACTTATTCGCTCGTTTTTGTATCTTTAGTCAAGATACAATTGGATACAAAAAAAATGAGATAGCAATACCAACACTTATTCGCTCGTTTTTGTATCTTATAGGTTTTCCTATTTCAACTAGGATGTTCAAAAAGCTAGCAATACCAACAATATAAGGGACGCGCGCATATGAATGGTATTTTTTATTTTTTAATTTATAAGGGAAAGGGTATACAATATTATGTTCAGAAAAAAATCAAAATATAAACATGTCAAAATTAACAAAGCGAAATACTATTTCTACAAGATCTCCTGGCTGGATATTACTGCAGATGGAGGCCACGCCACTAGGGAAGAGTTTGATAGATTTGAATGCTCAAAGATGGTATCCTTCGGGTACGTCTACAAGAAAACGAAAAAGTTTGTCTGGACGTTTGCGAGCTATGATGAGAAAGATGAAGTATTTTCTGACAGGAACATATTCCCTATCGGATGTATTACAAAAATGGAGAAAATAAACGTATAATACTATAAAGGAGAAAGAGACGTGGAGATTTTAAAGTGGGAGAATTTGACGTTGCATTCTTATTTTCCTTCTCTTATAGGAGTTGCTACTAACCCTAACAATCACCTCTTAGAGAAAAAATTAACAAAGAAATGTTTAAGTCTAAGAAACAAAGTTAAAAGTGGTGGAAAGAATTGGATATCAAACGATACCTATAATACTTTAGATACTTATAATATTAGTGAGGATCCGGATTTTTCAGATATTAATAAGTTCATAAATAATCAAGTTATTAGTTACTGTAAGGCCCAAAGCATTGATTTAAATTGTTTAGATACTTCTCCTGAGGGGTGGTTTAGTATTTATAAAAAAAATAATTACCAAGATTGGCATGCCCACAATCCGTCTTTGATTAGTGTTGCTTACTATTTAAGGTGTGATGATTCTTCGGCTAAGATCCATTTTAAACATCCAGCTGAAATGATAACATTTCCAGTTGTCTCGTCCTTCAATGATTATAACGCAGGCACAATTGAGTTTACACCTAAACCTGGGATGGCATTAATATTTAGAAGTTATCTTTATCATTGTGTAGGCAAACAAAAGACTAATAATACTAGGATATGTCTATCCTATAATTATGGAAAAAAATCTAGTTGATGACCAAACAAGTATTGGCCCCACAAGACTGGCAGTCCATAAATTTCTCATTAAAAAATAATAAAATAACTATTATAGATGATTTCTTTATCCCAGAAATATTATCTATTTTAAAAATAAGGATGCTGTATACCAAGCACGTTGATAAAAATTATGGAACCTATCAAGCTATAGACTACCAACAAGACCAAGACTATATAACTCAGTTAATTGTAAAAGAATTTAAAAATAAACTAGACATCTTACCCCCTTTCCAAAGAGCCTGGAGTTTTGTTTATGAGAACGAAAGCAGTGGCGTTATCCTTCATGCTGACCCTTCTCAGTTCAATGTTAATATTTGGATTTCTAGTGATGAATCAGTAAAAGATAAATTAGTAAATGGACTATCTATTTATGAAATTGTTCCTCCCCCTGATTGGGGAAGGAAGGATTGGAATAGAAATGAGGAGAAAGCTCAAAGTTATATTGACTCCCATCATGTTAAACCTATTAATATAAATTATAAAAGTAATAGAGCCGTAATCTTTAACGGAGCTTACTTTCATAAATCACACCCTATTTCTATGAAAGAGGGTGTAGAGAATAGACGAGTGAGCTATACAATGCTGTTTGGCTCACAATTAGAATGATAGATTAAACTTCTAACGTTTCTTTTTCTTGTTTTTCGCTTTTCTCTTCTTTTTTTTCTTCAGATTTTTCTTTTTGTTTTTCTTCTTTTTGTTTGGCATTCTCGCCCTCCAATAGTTGTCTTGCTTCTATTATTCTCTCATTACGCTCTTTGATAGTTCTCATTCTATCGTAAAGTTGACTGAGATTCATATCTTCAATATTACCGTGTCTGATAATCTTTTGATCTATGTAAAATCCAGCGGCCTTGCCTCTAGCTATTTCAGTAGTAGCAGCTGCGGCTAGATTTCTACCATCTCTTTTACCCTGGTCTCTTATTTTTCCAAGTTCAGTCAAATGATTCTCAAAGTTTATGTCATATTTCTGCCTTACTTCTTCTCGCAGTTTTTCAATATAAGCACATACTAATGGGTAATACTTTGGGTTAGTAAGCTTTGAAAACTCTCTGGCGTCTTCGCTATATCCAGCCAGTCTCGCGGCTTCGGTTTTGGTTATAGGTATCCCCTCTACTCCGTAGACAATTAATTCTGCGAATTTAACTTGTTTGGGTGTTAGTTGTTTGGGTAATCCCATAATGTTGCAACTATATAATATTTCTTGTATATTGCAAACTAGAATGTTAAACGGAAAGTCATTCAGACAAGCTTTGGATAAGTTTTTTCTAAGCCCTACGAGCGGTAACGCAAGGGTTCAGATTCAACTTCCTAATGGACAGATGATGGACATTAAGGAAATTAATCTTTTAGAAAACAGACTGATCGGCAACAGAGAAACTCATAGATTAGTTCTCGTAGCTGAACCAGAAAGAGCTCGTATGAGTAAAATAATTGGTAAACTTTAACTGTTCAGGTAGTGGTGAAATCTCAAAAGATTCCAAGGCTGGCCGAACGAAAACTTTGGAAAAAATTAAGAGATGAATCTAAGAGAATTACGTGGACAAGGTTGGAAAATTGGGCTTTATTCGGTACTCCTGATTTATTGGGTTATAATTCTGCTGGGAACTTTTTCACTGTAGAATTAAAATGTACATCCCCTACAAAACCCTATTTGGTGCACTTCTCCCCGCACCAAATATCATTTCATATTAAGCATAAAAAAAATACTTTTATAATGGTTGCTTGTGCCCTGGACCAGCTTGTACGCTTGTACCCTGGTTCCCGGATCTTGGAGCTTGTGAGCTCGGGCGTTCGGCTTGAGCCCTTAGCTTGTGGCTTGAAGTCTTGCGTCTCTGTGCTTGAGAGCTTGTAGGCTTGGGGACTGGGTATCCATTGTCCCTGCACCACTGATCGTGGATCTCGTCTATAATAGCAGGTCGCGAGCGCGCGCCTCCGTGGTAGGGTCTAGTGTTTCGGATATGTGACATTGCTTATGTTCCTGTCCCAGCATGCACGGCAGTCGCGGCATTGGTTGCCTTGGTCCTGAGCCGGGCAGGTCTTCCCTTCAGTCGACACGGTCGACGTCCACGGCCAGAATGTAGAATTTTTTCCATTGATCATATGACCTGACAGTCTAATGATTAAGTTAGGCGGAACTATGTCCGGATCCATGAGCTTGAGCATTCCTGTCTCCCGGGTAGGCAACCAGTGCATTGTATCCGGTGTGCGCTTGCAGACTTCAAAAATATTTTTTAAATGCCATGCGCCCTGAAGGTCTCCAGAGTCATGCCATCTAAAATATGGAGCCTTATCGATTAATACAACCATAGCGTGAATCCAATACGGTTTGTCTAAGCTCTCCAGTCTTCGGCGCAATGCTTGCTGTACGTTGGTGAACCTGTAGCGGCCCTTCAACGCGTAACATCCTGCGCACACTGAGCCCGGCACCTTCACCAATTTGGCGCCTGTTATGCAGGCAGCTGCTGGCAGGTTATACGCTGGTCCAGGCATTTTAGAGGGAGCGCTCAGGCCCCCGGTTATTGCTTTCGCTTCTTTCTTATTCATAATCCTAT